CGAGTGGCTGTTTCGCTTCGCTGGGAAGCGCCGGGATCGCCGGTGGTGCAACTTGCGCTGGCAGCCAGTTTTCCTGCTTGGTCGCGCACCCGGTCGCCAGCAGCATCAGCACTGACAGCGTCAGCAGTCGCAACAGCCTGTTGTTGTCTCGCATCATTTCCCACCTGGTTGACCGCCGTCTGGCGGCGCTGTTCTTCGGTTCGGTTTTCGGTCGTGGCGGCGGCGAGACCTTCCGCCTGTAGCGTCTGCTGATCAGCCCACTTCAGCTGCCAGCGCGCATCGGCCACCGATTCGCCGTGGTGATAAGCGCCGTAGAGAACCGCCGCGATGATGAACAGGACCGCCAGCGCGCCGCCGACCTTCAGATAAAGCGCAGCAGCTGGGCTCATGGCACGTCCCTGAAGAAGATGTGGTGTCCGAGCTTCAGCGTCTGCTTCGCCTTTGCTGCCCAGGCCGGTGGCTTTGGCATGGTGGTCGCGTAGTAGTGAGTCGCGCCGCCGGTGGGGTCAGGCTTCAGCCCGCCAATGACCTGCTCAGCCGCAAGACGGCACATCACGAACTCACCCGCCGGGATCGGCTTCGCGCCACTCAAGTACGGATAGTTAGGGTCGTTTTTGTTCCAGCAGCTGAATTGGTACGGTTTCTGGCATACACCGGCATAGCCCTCGCCCCACCATGATTTTTCCTTGCCGTCCTCAACCCGGTTGCGGATCGACCAGGCCACGGCCACCATCCCCGCCAACCCTTCCCCCCTCGCTTCGCCGAAAAGCGTGCGCGCAAGCACATCGCGATCTTTTTCAGTCACGACCATATCTCGTCTCCAGTCAAAATGATGCCCGTGATATACGGGCCGTATAAATGAATCGGGGGGGGCGTCAGCCAATAGATAAATGCTATGGAACTTTTGAGTGGCTTCGACAGTACGCTTTTCGATACAATTCGACACGAGGAAGAAACACACTCACAGGAAGACTTACGTTGAGCACTCAAAAAAATAAGATCGCTTTCGCCAATACTCTCCGAGGGTTGGCGGCGCTATTCGTTGTGATTTCCCATTATTTTTACTTTTTCTGGCTAGCTAGAAACACAGTATCAATTATGACAAACATGCCGGAACTGTCCGAGGATAAATTCCCCAAGCCTTGGTTTGTGGATCTGGTAAACATAGGCCACGGCTTCACATGGGGGCCGTACGGAGTATCGATCTTCTTCCTGATTAGCGGATTTGTCATACCATTTTCTCTAAAATCCTATTCAGCAAAAGATTTCCTCATCAACCGGATACTCCGTATATACCCAACGTACATCGTCGGCTTCTCGCTGACTCTGCTCTCAATCTACATCGGGGGGTCGTACTTCGGGAACGAATGGAAACTCACCACATCAGAGTCGGTGATTCACCTTTTCCCAGGACTACGAGACCTGCTTTGGCAGCGCAATCTCGACGGCATCATCTGGACTTTAGAAGTAGAGCTTAAGTTTTACTTAATCTGCCTTCTTGCTATACAGCTTTTCAAAAGACAGAGCTTGATGATATTCATCCTGCCATTTGCAATTTCTGCCATCAGCTATGTGCTATATCCCATGCTTCCGGGCTTTTTCAAAAGCAACATTGAAGCATTCAAACAAGCAACTAACTTCATCAACGCCTCACCATACATTGCGTTTATGTTCATCGGTGTTGTGTTTCACTATTTGCACACCGGCAGAATAAACAAGCTCAAAGCGGCTGGATTGATAGGTTCGATCTTCGGAGTTGCGGCCTTCACTGGCGTTGTTCTCAGCTGGACTAACGATTACTACAGCGGCTTGATAAACATAATCTACAGCTATGGATACGGACTGATTACTTTCTCCGTAGCCTTCATCTTCCCAAGGTTCTTTCGAGGCAACAGAGTCCTAGATTTCTTTGCAAAGATAAGCTACCCGCTATACGTGGTTCACAGCCTGGCAGGCTACGTGATCATGACCATCCTTCTGGACAAGGGATTGGCACCAACCGTCTGTGTGGCGATCGCGTTGGCATGCACCACGTTTTTATCGTACGCCCTGCACATGCTCATCGAGGCGCCAGCCATGCGCTTCGAACGCTTCCTACGCAAAGGCTCAACAACGCCAGTGCTTCCAGCTCCACCCCAGTCGCCCGCCCAGCCATAAGAAAGCCAGACAACAAAAAACCCGCTCTCGCGGGTTTTTTATTGATTCAATTTCAGCTCTGCGTAGCCAACTTGTATTTCGCCTCCCGGGCCTTCCACCGGTTTCGGAGGAAGTCGTTTAGCGGCTTCTCATAATACAGATACATCGCGACTGAACCCACGATGCCCAACACCACTGTCGAGCCAATAAACCAGTACACCTGGCGAGGTTGGTTGATATCGACTGGCATATTGCTCAGCGCGACCGTGATGACGATCTGATGGATCATGTACAGACTGAACGATGCTTCGCCCAGGGTCACGAACAAGCGACGGCTGATCAACTTCGAGAGTAGGCCCTGCCCTTGGGCGAATACCCACACGACAATAGCCATTGGCACGATGTAGAACAGATCAAAGCGCCACAGCATCGAAACGCCGTTCAGGCCCAGATAGCCAAACATACCAAGCAGCGCGAGCGAAGCGACCTCCACAAAGGTTCCCTGCCCTTCACTGATGCGGAATTTCCCGCTCATGTACAGACGGAAGACCAGCATGCCGGCGATAAAGTCGATCACCCTGAAAGCTGGGTTGATGTAGAAAATCCAACTGTAGGCAGGGTTGTAGCGCAACGGACTGTTGATCAAGAAGCCGATCAGCACGGCCATTGCCAAAGCTATTACGAAAAGCGTCCGAGTGCGAAGCCTCACCAACAGGGTGATGAACGCCACATAAAAGAACAGCTCTGCCGAAATGCTCCATGCAACGCCATTAAAGGAGAAGAAGTAGGACGAGTCCGGGATATAGCTCTGGATCAGCAGGGCGTTTGCCGCCAGCACCTTACCGTCAATCAGGTTTAGATTGTTGAATCCGACATAGGCCGCAATCGCGATGCCCAGCGTCAGCAGGTGAACCGGGTACAGCCTGGCGAACCGGTTAAACAAGAACTCCCCTGCCGAGTACGGACGCTTCTTCGCTTGCGCGTCATAGCTGTAGCTGATGATGAAGCCCGACAGCACGTAGAAGAATGTCACCCCTGCAAACCCTTCAAAGAAGGCGCCATACAGGCCGTGCAGTTCAGGACTGGTGGTGTGTTGGAAGAAATGGAAGTGGTGCAGAAACACCGCAAGTGCGGCAAAAAACCGCAGCGAGGTCAGAGCATTGAGTTTCATTCGCCGCCCGCTCGCTCTCTTGGAGATTCACCGCGAAGCAGTTTGCCTGCCAGTTCCATCTGAGCACTCGGCTGATTTTCAGCGCTCGCCTGATCTATCTGATCCGCAGGAGCGCAGCCAGACAGTAAGGTGAGGGCAAGAATAAGGGACGAATAGGTTGTGACACGCATTACACGACTCCGTTCAATGAGGCGCAATGATATCGGGTTGAACACAAAAGCGCGTGAAATTTTTCAGGCCGAATACAAGTAATGGCGCCCTGCCATAGGCGCCGGATACGTATCGGCCAGTACGCCACCTATATCGGCGTCGCCACCCGAAACGTGAACGAACCGGACATGAGAGTGGCGTCGCCGGCGGTCTCCAGCTTTAACTCGCCTGCCGTGTTGTACCTGATCATCCCGATCGCTGTGTTCTTATTGACGGGTACCGGAACCGTGTACTTGGGGAGGATGCCGGTGGGGAGGTTCGCAAAAACCGTATTGGCAGCAACGGTCCCACCTTTCATCGCAAACTCTACGTGGGCCATCCCCGACTGATCCACGACAACAGTGCCTTTAGCAAGTGGGCTGCCGAACGTGCTCCAGCCGTTTACATACGCGAGGTCGTACTCTACGCCGGTAAAATAGCTCCAGAATCCACCATTAACGCTCCAGATTCTGCTGGCGACGACGCACTCGTTGTTGCGATAACCCCAGTTGCGCTGAATGCACGAACCGTCAACGTTTCGGACTGTTTCCACCACGCCTGGCAAGGGCCATCCATTCCCCAGTTCCGCAGGAAACAGTGACCGACCGAACTGAAAACTGGTCGCCGGAGTCGTGGCAAGGATGACCGCCGAGGAAGAGCCCGCATTGATGTCGTGGTTCTTCTTGAAAACCGTCATCGCCGTATCAGGGCAGATGAAGTCGAGCATAGCGCCCCAGATCCAAGACATTCCGATATCCATCGGATGGATACCAACACCAACTTTGACGGCAGGAACAGGGGCATCCAACCAGGTGCCATCGCCGTTATCTGCGTCTGGCATCATCCCGTAGGTGTCGAAGAAGGCCACCTGATATTTGTGGCAAATCTCGACGTGTATGCCCCGAAGCTGCTCGTAGAATTTAGGGTCACGGCCGTTTGGAAGGTCGTTGGTTGCATTGGGCCCCATCAATACCAGAGTGAGGTTCTTAACTGTGCCGTAGATATTCCCCGGGGCCCTGATCTGTGAAAAAACGCTTTCGAGATCAGTTCGGTATGTTTGAAGTCGCGTCTCTACCGGTTGGCCTGCATCGTTGATAGCCCCTTTGAACACCATCAGGTCGGTGGCGGCCGACATATCGGTCAGGTACCGGGTATCCCAACCGCTAACCCTGGTGCCAGCAATACCGCGATTTATTAAGGCAAAGTTCGGGTATCCCTTCCCCGACATCATTGCTGGGATCAACTGAGCCAACTGATACTCGTACGATTCGCCGTTGCCCCCTTGGATTGTGCTATCGCCATAAAAGAAAGACTTCACCTGGCCATCGCTCCGCATACGCGTCCACAAGCGCTGGCAGTACTCAAGGCCGATATGGAGTTTCAGCTTGTCACTGTAGGTGTTGATTTGGCGAAGATAGGTGCTCCCGTCAACAACAACCTGTTGAGCGATAACACCCTTCCCTTCGTACTCAACCCCATATGGATTCGTCGGACGCGCGCTGACCAGATAGGTTTTATCACTGAGCAGAAGCTTCTTGCCTCGAGCGCTGGCTATCGCGGCATTCAGCGGCGACAAGTCATTGGTAACGCCGTTGCCAGATACGCCCGCTTGGTCATCAAGACTGCTTCGGTCAGAGAGCCGAGCATCCACGTTACGAGTTTTATAACCAATGATTTTGCCGCCATCTGCAGCGGCCAGTGCGGCGCGGACGGAGGCGTCACCAATGGCTTTGAACTTGGACGAATCCGTAGCCCAGTTGGATGTGGTGAAAGGAATAGCTGCGACCAAGGGTGCGTACAGCTCACCAAGGTAAACAACGGTCTGTCCGTAGCGGGTGATAGACAAACCGGCTGCGTAGTTAACCGGCGTTTCGTAACCGTTGTTCTGAAAGAACGCAAGCACGTCAGCTTCGAATCCGGACCAGGTCTTGCGGTACTTACCGAACCGGTCCAGCCACCACGCTGTAAGACTATGCAGCGCCTCGTCCATGTTCGAGGCGTTGTTGTAGAGCGCGCGCGGGTCAGAGGTGCCCACCGGCAGGCCAGTGGTGTCATAGGTATTGGTCATGGGTTTCCTCAAGACGATAAAAAGCCCATCAGAGATGGGCTTGGGGAAATCTATAAATCGACCGGCGGCGGACTATCGTCATCGGCATACACCCGCTCGTCGTAGTTGAAGCCTTGTAGCGAAACGCTCTCGAGACCTTTGGGGTTCACTTTGCTGATCACCACCTGGTGGCACCAGCGCTTCAAAGGTCCGAACAGCAGGTGAGGCGGATCCCTCTCCCAGCTTGTGTCGGGGTTGAAATCGATACTCGCGATGCTGAGGTGAAAGTCATCGATCCGTGTTGCCGGCCATGGCCCGCTCATTGTTCCGTCCTGCCGACGCAGCCCGACGACGTGGGAAACGCCGTCCGACCAAATGAACGGTTCCGAGCTCTCAAGGATGAAACTCCCGGATACCGTCTCGAATGACATCAGCAAACCGCTCTGCCCACGTTCGGGGATATCGTCTGAGACGGCGGCCAAGCTCCCGTATTCGCTGTTGTTACCGTCGAGTTCGGTATCGAAGCTGTATGTCCACCGCCGATACTTGGCCTCACGACGGCGGCGCATTCCGAGCTGGTAGGCTTTGTTCCTGTCGCTGACGCCGACTGCCTTCACCTTCTCAACCTTCAGTCCGAGGTCGCCCGGCAGCCTGCATCGGACGGTTTCGGTTTGCCTGGTGATCCGGTCCTTGTATTCAACGTCGACGCCGTCATGGTCGTCCGCTGGATCTGGTGGATTGAAAGCGATCTTGAGAGGGCCGATCACGTTTTGGGCGGAATACCCTTGGGTACCTTCGGGCAAGTATTCGTGGTCGATGCCCTCCCGCTTCTGGTCACGAATCGGGCGAAGCCTCCCACGGCTGATGGTGAGCTCAGAAAATCCGGCCGCGAGTGCCGAGTTCAAAGCTTCCTTCACCGTAGTGAAGTCTTCAGTTGAGTAGTCGAAAGTGTCGCCCCGCGCCGTCCAGATCTGATGCAGCGCAGAAAGTTCTTCCATGTCGATATCGGCATCGGTGTAACCGGGCTTCTTCGTCACGTAATTGAACCAGGCGGAAATATCCCTGGTCGGGCGTTTATCCGTTGTCCACGCTCCGTTTTCCAGGACGGGCAGTTTGCGGGTCACGACGGCGCTGATACGGTTTTCGGATTGCGCCGCCAGCTTGCCGCCACCGGCGGCTGATATCGCCAGCAGCGTCCAGTTTGGATAGGACTTCGGGCTTGGAAGCAGCGCGCGCATGTCATACCACTGGATGTTGTCCTGAATGCTGGTCGAGGTAGATTTAGCACCAATCCGGCGCATACGACCTTCTGCCTCGATAGGCGCGGCAGCTGTGATTTCCCGAGTGTATCCAAGCTGATCGAGCGTTGCTTCCGTGATGGTCTCCTTGTACGAGACCCAGTCTCCAGCTGTAGTCCGGTCGCGGTACTGAAACTCGTAGTCTACCGACCATTGAAACAAGGCTCCCTTTTTGTCCACGCCAGCGAGGCCGGACGGAAACATCACCGTGAATGCAAACTTGCTGGCTTTCATCCCCGGCGGGCAGAGTGCATAAGGACCGGCCCAATCACCTTCCAGGGTTGAGCTGTCGAGGGTTATCAACGCCGAGTTGCTTTGCAGGAAATCGAACCCCGGCCATGTTGTATCAACAGCACCGGCAGCGGTAAGGCGTTGGACGCTGAGCTGCGAAGTGCTTGCCGCTGTGATGCGGAACCGAAGACTTCGGTATCCGATAGCGGCCCAACCGACGCCGGACTGCAAACCCGACACGGGGGCACCACCGATGGTATTGAGCGTCATTTGGGCCGGCGTGCTGCCCGCAGGCGGCGTGTAGCTGTTCACCAGGTAAAACCCTTGGTTCGCGCCGACTACCTCAATGGACATCCCGGGGAATGGTGCCAGCTGCGCGAGCGGACCGGACACTACGTCGCGCCCACCTACTCCAGCGCCAGACGTCACGGTGTACTGGTAGGCAGCCTCAATCCTCACGATCATTCCAGCAGCCCAGCCGGTTGGGAAAGCGCCAGCACCAGAGGGAATGCTTACCAACGGACCGTTGAACTGATACGCCTGAGCTCCGGGATTTTGCGGAACGGTGGTCGTTGTTTTCAAGTCGAGACCCGAGGTTCCCGTTGATGTCGACCCAACTTCCGGCGCCTGGTACCACCACTGCGCGGCAGGCTCTGCGCTCAGGTCCGCCCCAGGCTGATAGACCTGATATGTAGCGTTTGCGCCAAGTGAGATGATCGGCGTGTTGCCGATCTTGATGTCGCTGACCTTAATCTCATGTTCACCGACGCCGATGCACAGCAACATCTGCTGCCACTCATCACGTGCCGATTTGAACCAGCGCCGCGGCTCGACGATATAGTCCGGGAAAACTTGGTCCTCCCCTGCCACTTCACGAACAGGATCACCGAATTTCACCTGGTTCGCCTTGGCGTTCGCGCCAGCCAGGGTCGAGCCCTGATTTGGCGATCCGGTCTTCGGCATCTTGATGCGCGGGGTGATGAGTTTCATCACCGCCTGCACGCCCTTGATCGCCGCGATAGTGATCGAGACAGGGTCTGTACCTTTCGGCTCAATCCAGATCTGAACATTATCCTCAGGACTGATAACGAATTCCGACCACATATTCGGAGGAACCAGCACCGCGTTGGCAGTGATGCTGATCGGAGGCACTTCGCGGCGCTCATAGTTTCTGGTGGCAGCCATCAGCCAAGCTTCGATAGTCACCGGGGCTTTCAGGCGATGCTCACGCAGAACCTGAGGATCAAGCTTGTTCGTCAGGATCTCGATCACGGTAAAAGACCACCTTCATGTAACTGTCTTTGAATTCCTGCAGGCGCACTACGCGGGCACCGCTGGCTGGATTTATTTCGAGGACCTGCAGCCGACCATCCTTCATGACCACAAGGCCGACATGCGTGCAAACCGCTCCGCGCAGCACGGCGGCAATTGCGCCGGGAAACGGCGCACATTCTTCTAGGGCCCTACTGACCTCGCCCCGATACGCCCGCTGGAACTCCAAGGTGTGCTGCCGATGAACTTCGCCGAAACTGGAAAGCATGGGCAGCCCGAACAGCTCGTGACGGGCGAGAATGGTCATGCCCCAACAATCCAGGCACGGCAGTTCGCGGCCGCCATCGACATAGCGAGCGGACAGGTATTGATTCAGCATGGTCAGAGGTACTTGATGCAGGGGGCCGTATTGGCGTTGTAGGTATCGCGGTTGAAATTGATATCGATCAGGCTGAAGTAACCGCCTTGGACGGTCACCGTTTCCCCTTCCATGCTCCCGCCACGCACAACCAGGTAGTACGGGCGTTGCGCTGGCTGGCTCAGATCAGTACTGAGGTACAGCCTCAGCGTCAACCTGATGACCGCCTCGGCTTCCATGGCCTGAATGATGAGGTTCTGTGCAATGCCCAGGACGCCATCAATGGCGAACGTCACCGACTGGCTGCCGGTGTTGTCCTTGTTAGGAAGCGAGATATCGAGGCCAGTGGCCTCGAATGTGACAACACGCCCGTCTTCGGTGCCGCAGGTCTGATTCTCAAACCCTGCACAGATCAGCTGCGTTTCGGACGCCGCTGAGCTGATTTCAATTGTGGGAATAAGAACCTCAGACCCGGGAGAAGCATATGCAACGTCGAGTGGATTCATGGAACTGGCCACTCCCGGTTCAGCGCGATATCAATCAGGTTTGCGCCGAACCACAGATCAGGGAACATTTCCCAGCCGGGCTCAATCAATGGACGCTCCTTGAGTTCCAGAACCGCTGAGCAACTCCAGTGATCGACGCCGATAAGTTCAGGCCCTTCATAGATGTCAGTGAACCTGCACTCATAATCCCGCAGGCCCGTGGGCGTTTTCAGCGTGGCCTGAAACCACAGCGAGCCATCGACCAAGGTTCTGGCGAACCAGGCTTCGAAGAAGGCCGCCTGTTGATCGCTGAAAATCCATTTCACAGTGGGTTGAGTTGGGACGCTGGTGAATTTCCTGCGCTGGCGCGATCTGCCGCTGTTGAGCTGGGTCCTCATCAGCGGACTGACCGTGCTCAGCTTGTAACCGTCCAGCAACGGCAAGGGCAGCTGCGATGGGTAAACAATCATGATCCCACCGTTCCGAGTCCGTATTTCTGTTCCATGGCCTGGTGCGCAGCACCATCGTTCATGATGTTTGCAACCCAGAGTTCAACGACGTCTTGTCCGTTTTCCGTACGTGTTCTGCTCTGCCCTGCTTTCGACGCATCCTCGAATAGATTGACCACGGTCCCGCCGCGCGATCCATTCGCGCTCTGCACGTCGTTCAGGGTCTTGTCCAGCTTCGCGCTGGTTTCGGCAGTGGTTACCCGCTCACCTTTTTGGAGCAGCCAGGTACCCGTCTCCGGAACGGCATCGAGACCGTCGTGCGCCATACCGGCAAGGCTGGCCGTGGCCACGCCGGCAACCAACGGTGCTGCAAAGCTGGCGGCCGCCGCTGCTGCTGCCGGAGCGGCAATCGGGCCCACGATTGGAATTGCCGCAGTACTCGCGAACGCCGCGAGCGATGCCTGAAACGCAGTTGCCTGCGCGTTCGCCACCATCGCCACCGACGCACTGGCCTGGGTCGCCTTACCAGTCAGCAGTTGGATCCCCTGGTAAATGATCCATTGAGCAGCCATCCGCTCGAGTGCGGTGATCACCGACAGAGCGAGGTCAGACATCACGTTCTTGGCAGCCTCGCCAGCATCTACCGTCCCTTGCCGGATGCCTTCAAGGTTGCTGGCAATCGATGAAGTGGTGTCGCCCAGAATGCTGGTGGTCGCGTCCTTCGCCTGCTGCTGGTAGTCGGTGGCGGTGTCCTTGTAGTTTTCCCAAGCACTGCTGACGCCATCCAACCAGTTGGATTGGGCGTCGTCGATCTGGTTGTAATAGTCCTGCTGTAGCACCAGCCGCTCTGCCAACGCCTCCTGCAGCATCTCGGTTTCGCTGTCGTACATCTCCTGGCTGATGTCGCCGCCGTTGTACTGCTTTTGCAGATCGGCCTGCTGCTTGTCGAAATCCTGCCTGATGGCGAGGTCCGCCTTAAGCCGGTCCTTGAGCTCGTCGCCTGAGCCACCGCCAGCCAGCTCGATCTGGAAACCTTCCTTCGCAGTTCGGTTGCTGTCGCGAAGTGAATCGCTGAACGCGGCGAGCTTGGCGGCATCCTCGTTCGCTTTTTTAAGCTTGAGCTGCACGTCGAGTTCGGCGGCCAAGCCCTTCAGACGCTCTTGCTGCGCGGCGTTGATACCGACCAACTTGCCCGACTCGATCTCGAATTGGAGCTTCGCAACTTCCGTGGCGTTTTTACGAGCATCGGTGCTGGTGTTGATCAGGTCGATCTGGCGCTTGTAATCGGTCTCGGTAGTGTTGAACGTGTCCTGAATTTTCTTTGCAGCGGCCGCCGCATCGCTCGCAGCCTTTTTTTGCGCGGCCGCATTGGCAGCAATAGCCGCAGGGTCCACGCCGCTGCCAGTGCCCTTTGTAATTGCCTGGTTGGTAATGGCAATTTCAGAAGCGGCCTTTTTGGCGTTGGCCACATACTCCTTGAACCGGTCACCGGCCAAGGGCTTTTCCAGATCCTCTGTGATTTTTGCGGCAGCCTGGGCAGCCACTCCGAACTGGATCTGCGCGTCACTCGCGAAGCTCGCGGCATTCGCCTTAAACTCCTTTGATGTCTCGCCGAAGGTCAGAGCGCCAAGCGCCGTGTTAGCCTGAGACGAAAGATTACTGATGCGAGCAGAAGCGGTAGCGAACGTGCCTACGATCACGTTAGCAACGATATCGAAGACGCGGGCAACACCATCACCGGCGTTTACGATGAATGCCGTGGTCGATACCAGATCCTCTCCGAGACCTTTTACGACCTTCGAGAGGCCGCCAGAATCCTTGGCCGACTGGTTCACATCCTTGCTGAATTGCAGCAATACAGGCAGAAACTCAGCCGCAAGGGCGACCTGCGCTGACTTCACATACTGGCCGAGACCCTGAAGCTCTAAGCCGAATTGCTTGGCGGCGGCAATTGTGCCCTCGCTCATGACAATGCCGGCGTCTTCCGCCGACGCACCGAGCTCGTCAAAGCCTTTCGCGTTATCACGAAGAAGGGGGACCAGCGCCGTCGAGTCGCTCGCAATAGCCTCCATATAGAAGGTCATTTCCGCCTGGCTGACGTTGGCCTTTTCCAGACTAGTGACGTACAGCGCCAGTGCATCTTTGCTGTTCAGCTTTTTGAACTGATCAGCCGTCACGCCTACCATGGGCGCGATATTGGTGAAGAAATCCTTCAGCGCCCCGCCGCCGGTGTTGATGAAGTCCCCGAGCTTGTCGTTGGTGTCCTTGAAGATGTCGGCCAGTTTGTCCTGGTCTACACCGACACTGCGGGCGCCGGCGGCGAGCTTTTGGAATTCAGTCGTACCAAGTCCAGCCAGCGCTGACAAATTGGCGATTTCTTTCGCTGAATTCGACGAGGAGACCACCAGAGCGGTAAGGACGGCAGGAATGCTGCCAATCGCGGTGCCGATCCCCTTTGCCAGACTGTCGAAAGATTTCGCAATCTCAGCGTTGCGCTTCTTGGTTTCCTGGCTCGCCTTATCCAGCGGTCCGGTATAACCGCCAATTTTGGCAATCAAGTCGAGCGTGAGTGTGCCGAGGGATCCCGCCATTACCTAACTCCAGGTTTTCATCGCTTCATCAAGCGTCAACTCGCGCGGATCCATGTGCGGCGCAAAGTCCTGAATGAACAATTTCGCCGCGTCTTTGCCGGTTTTGCAGTTGGCGTAGAAGGCCTGCAACTGAGCTAAAGCCATCTCAACTCGCATGCCCTGATGTAGGGATCCACGCTTGTTGCGGAACTTGCACCACACGATGAATTCGGTGTGAGTCATGTTCTCCTGAGCTTCGGCGATGGTGCGGCCGCCGATTCCATTCATCACCAGCTCGCACCAAAACTCATCGACCGGATTTAGCTCGGCTTCTTTCCCACGTTTTGCACTTCGCCAATAGCGATCAGCAAAAGGTTTGTCAGATCCGGATCAAGCGCGCCCTTCTCCGGATCGGCTTCGCCAGTGATGTCGGCGACCGTGAACACCGCACGACCTTCGGCGTCGCAAATGCTTGCGGCAATACGGGACGCCAGCGGATCAGCGCCGCGATGTGCGGCGATATCGCCGATCGCGGTCTGGTAAGACAGTGGACGCACAAAAGTGGTGAACTTGTGTACGTCACCGTCTTTCTTCCACTCGATGGTCTTTTCCACCGGGCGCGACGTGAATGCCTTGGATTTCTTGAGATTGTCGAGACTCAGGTCCATTACGCGGCCACCTTACGGATCCAGGCCGAGCCACCGGAACGCTGGATAGTTGCGGCGGTGCTTACGACAGCATTGGCGGTGAAGTCGAACGGGAAGTCGGAGACGTAACCGTCGAAGAGGAACCAAGTGCGTGTGGTTGGCAGCACGAAGTCCACCTCATCAGAAACCACAGCTGCAGCAGTTGCACCGCTGCCTGCGCCACCCGTCAGGGCTACGGTCGGAGCCGAGGTGTAACCCGTGCCAGGGTTGGTGATGGTAAAGCCAGTAACTTTGCCGTCGGCGATCTGGGCTGTAGCTGTCGCTCCAGTACCGCCGCCACCGGTTAGACCTACAGTTGGCGCAGAGGTGTAGCCCGTGCCGCCATTCGTGAGGTTGATTGCCTGCAGCGCACCAGGCAGGCCAACGGTCGGAGCAATATCAGTGCCGTCAGACCAACCAACCGCCCAGTGGATAGTCTCGTCGGTATCGTCCTCGGACAACTGATGAAGGCGGATATGGGAGTCAATGCGAGGGTCGGCGTTGATCGTCATCGATGCCTGGCCCGGTGTCCGAAGACCGCGCATGTACGTACGCACCTTCTGACTGAGGCAGGTTGTTTCAATCGGATCGGCAGGGTTACCGCCAGGACTGAAAGTCGTCGCGCACTCGACTTCCATGATCTCGAACGCCGAAGGGTTGGCGAGGGATCGCACCAGGGCGTAAATCTGGGTTCCTTGGGACAGAATCGACATGGTGATCTCCAAATGTCGGGCATAAAAAAACCCGCACAGGGCGGGCCGGGGTGTGGGGTTGGTTATCGAGGAACGAGCCAGTCGATATCGAAGCTCGACCGGAAGAGTTTTGTTTCGGTGTCCTTGCTCTCGCCTCCCCAGCGAGTTACGTACGCTTTCAACTCGATGGCGGTGCTGATCACTGCCGTTACTGCGCGGGCCGATGCGGCTGTGGCGCCATAAACGTCAACCTGCAGCGTGTATCCGTCCATGTCTGGGCGACCGGCCAAGTAATTCTCTGGGCTGCCGGTCACCAATTGCCAGACGGCATAGGGCTTGGCGACGCCCTCAGGCGCTTCACCGAATGGGTAGAGCCTGGTCGGAGACAGGCCAAGCAGCGCAGTCACGCCAGCATCGGCGGCGCACACGGCGAAGATCGGGGCTGAGTTCACGCTGTCGTTCCTTTCTTGTCCGCGCGGCGGATGGCACGGTCGATGGCTTTTTCGTATTCAGTGATGAAGGTATTCGTGGCGAGGCTGATGTTGTCTGCCAGCGCATTACGCATGAATGGCTTTGCTGCCGAGTGCGAGGTGCCGAACTCGACGAATGCCCAATAACGCGTGTCGCCGCCTGGGTATCCAGAGTCTTCACCTTTCGGCTTCGACTTTGGAATCCTCGCACCGCCAAGCACGCCAACTCGGAACCCGAGGTTGCCGCTGGTCTTGAACAGTCTGCCGTTCCATCGAAGCGCAATGTTCTTGTAGATAGCGGCGGCTGTTTTCGGGTCGTCGATCCGATTGGCGTTTTGCTTGGCGGCGTCCGCGACAACTTTAGCTGCCTTGCGAAGTGCGGAGCGGCCGCCCTTGCGCTTGGCGTCGTAGCTGATCGCCTCAAGCTTGGAAACCAACGAGTCGATTCCCTCGAGCTTGAACTCGATGCCGTCAGCCATCGTTCACTCCTTTCGCCACCAGGATGGTGAGGTATTCCAGGCCAGAGTCAGGATCAGGGAGCGGCGGCCCCTTGATGTCGTAAACCTCACCACGGTGAATGATGCGCATGGTGGGTAGAACGCCTGCGCGATATCGAATCACGATGCGTGCCGAGGCTTCTGATTGCGCCGCCTGAGCCGCGATCAAATCGCGAGCACTGAGCGGCGTAACAGAGGCCGGCACCTTTGCCCACACCGCAGTCCAACCGGGCACCATTTCGCCGCTGGAAGGGTCCTGCACCTGGCCTAAGGTTTGGAAATCAACGCGATGCCTTAACTGCCCGGCTCTCACGGCGCCACCACTGGATCCGGAGGACCTGACCAGTTACGCGACGACCAGAGCAGCGATTCAACAGCCATGGGCATTTGCTGCGCGGTTGTACCGACAGTGACCGCCTCACGATTTGCATACGAGTGCCCGATCAGAAGCAACAGCGCGGCCTTGAAGCTCGCCGGGAAGTCTGAGACCTCAACAAGCTTTGGGTTGTCGCAGTACCAAAGAGCCCACGCCAGCGCAGACTCAGCGTAAAGTCCAATTAGATCGTCCTCGTCGTCAAAATCTACGCGCAGGTGCTGACGAATCAGCTCAATCGGGAGCAGATCAGCAGCGGCTACAGTCATTTTTTGGTGGCCTTCTCGGGAGCCTTGGCCTTGGGAGCTTCAGCATCGACGTATTCGGCCAAATCCATTTCGACTAACGCCTCAGCGATTTCATCGGAAACCGGGCGGCTTTCGTGCTGATCGAAGTGACCGGCGTGGTAATGAGAGAACTGACGCAATGCGCGAATAGTTTTCATGGTGAAACCGGGGCAGTTGCCCGCCCCGCTCCTTTCGTTATGCCGCCGGGGTGAAAGTGCCTTTGATGATCGCGGTTGGACGGTAGTGGGTCACCGCCAGGCGCTCTTCACACAAGATGGTCAGCATGTTCTTCACGAAGTTATCGCGGTCTTGGTTGCTGACCTCGATGGTTGCGTCCATGCGGTCCCAGATCTGGGATGCCAGATCGAAGCCGCCGACGGTGAAGGTGCCTTGTGCCTGAGCCTTGGTTGCCACCACTGGCAGGCCCCACATGACCTTCGCGGCGAATGCAGCCGGGCCGCCGAAGATGTAGCGTCCATCAGCATCCTTCAGCAAGGCAATCGCGTGCCAGTCGCGCGGGTTAAGGATCAGGCCGGAGGCCTCGAATTCGGACTCGCTGGTCTGGAAGATCGCGTGCGCGATCTGGTCGGCACGGGTATCACCGGTAGCGTTCAAGGCGGTGTCGTAGGCGCTCGCCACTTGGTTGAGGCCAAGCAGGTTGTCGCCAGTGCCGTCACCGTTGAGCAGTTGACCCTCTTCGACCAGATCCAGACCGAACAGCAGGCGGGTGTTCACGTACGACTCGAGCATCGGAGCATCGTCCATGATCTGGCGAGACGCCTGGATCCAGTGAGCGATGGTTCGAACGTTCGCCGTTTCCTTGGTGAAGGTGAGCTGTGATTCAGGCTTGAGGTTGCCTTCGGCAACGGGAGCAGCGCTGTTGGTGAACACATTCTCGCGCACGTATTCAATGGCGTTCGACGTGGTTCGACCCTGCGCCAAAAGATCGCGAATGGTCAGGCGGCGCAGCCCAGGCATCAGGATGCCCGCATTGCGTTGCGGCTGAACCAGAGTGCCCGCGGAGCCAGCGCCACTGCCAAGCGCTTTGCTGAAGCTCTTCACGTCAACTTTGCCGGAGGTCGAACCGTTCCAACCTTTTTTCAGGTCTTCCGCCGCCTTTTCGGCAAAGGACTTCTTGTTTTCCGGGTTGTCGAGTTCGCCGGATGCCAGCTTCGATTCCAGGTCAAACAGGCGAGTACCTGCGGTCTTCAACTCGTCCTGCACGGTCTGCAGATCGGTCTGGATTTTCTTGCTGACCTCACCAGTAGCGGTGATTTCTTTTTTCTGCGCATCAAACAGCTCAGTCATGTTCTTCTGAGCGTCTTCGATGGCTTTCTGGATCTGTGCCAATTCGGACATGATCAATTTCCTGTAGATGGGAAGGACTTGAGGCGATCGAGGATCGCGGTAAATTCGCCACCTTCGGAATCGCTCCGAACTGCGGACTTAAACCGGGCGATGAAGCCCAGCGCTTGCGATTTCGAGAGGCCAGCCGAATCCCTCAGCCAGTGCTCTACATCGCGGATAGAGGTGATCGATTCCAGGCTTTTCATGGATTCGATGGTTGCCTGCTCATTTGCAGGGAACGTGCAGATGCTGATCTCACGGAGGGCGGCGACATTCTTGAACGCTCGGCCGGTGTCAATCAGGTTGTAGTCATCCTTGGTCACGGAGAAACCAACGGACATTCCACCGACTGTTCCGTGCTCCATCGCGGCCTTGAGGTCCGTGGCTCCTGAGTGACCCGGCGTCAGCTCGCCCCGCACAAGCAGGCCCTTGGCGTCTTCCTCAAGCGTCTGCCACTTGCCGACCGGGATCTCCCACGTTTTGTGGTTAAAAAACATGCCAACTTGGCGGCTTTGACCCTCCAGGGCTTTCTTGAATGCGCCGGGGAGGATGATGTCGCCATCGGAATCAGTTACCCCAAAGACACTGGCGTAACCTTCAAAAACGCCCTGTTTGCCGCCCGATGAGAATTTGATTTCCGCCTGATCGAAGGCGAGCGTCTTTTGAACTGTGGACATTTCATAGCTCCAGAAAAACTAAACCCCGCTCGGGGCGGGGTTCGTTTTGCCAAGTTGATCAAGTGGCACGTTTTGCGATTGTCTCGTGGCCACGTCACCTCCAGGCAGCGGCGGCCTGTTGTTGACCCTGCGCCCTTCGTTGATAGTCAGCAGGCCAGTGTCCACCAACGTCTTCATGTAGTTCGCCCTGGCCGTGGAGTCACCACTCAGGAGGCCATCTCGGTTGTGCTCAGCGTGATAGCGACCTACATCTGCTTGCTTAACCAGCCATCGCACGATGGCCGTCTCCCAGATCTCCAGATAGGGGTCCATGGTGTACTGCAAAAACCCGAGGTTCTGCTGTTCAATACCGGAGCCCCAACTGGTGGATTTCTCAACATCCCCCACCAGGTGCGGCGGGACACCGAAGAAGCGAGCGAGCTCGCTCACCTGGAATTTCCGGGCTGCCATTGTTTCGGCATCTTGCGGGCTCACGCCGATTGCTTGGGTGGTGAATCCACCTTCGAGAATCCAAAGACGTTTCTTTACCGGCCCCCCGGAGATTTCCTTGAAGTTCTCTTCCAGCTGAGCGCGCTGATCTTTGTTCAGAACCTTGCCGTCGCCGGTCATCAAAAGCTGGGGAGATTTCGCTCCGTTCGCGTAAAAGTCACGCTGCTGATCTTCCATTGCAACTGCAACGCCAGCGGTCTTCGCACCGAAGGCTATGGGAGAGAGCCCGACCAAACCGTTAAAACCGAACCCCTTGAGGTGAAAAATCTCGCTTTGCTTGAACTCTGCGTACTCAGTGTCCCGCCGGTAACGGTAAACAACCCGCTTTTCCTCCATCCTCACATCCATGTTCACGGACATCAGAGGCAGGAGACTGACGACGTCGCCAGCGGAGTTACGCTGAATCAGCGCGTAAGCGTTCCCGTAGAAGCAGAGCTGCATGGTCATCGCTACGCGAAAATCGAATGCAGTCATGTACTGATTCGGCATGTAGCGTAGCAACCGGGCTAAAGGGTTGTTGAGATCGACTTTCGTGCGTTCATCGCCCTTGGTTTCAAAGACATCCAGCGGCATGCATGCGGTCACGCTTGAGATAAGCCGAACGCACGCGAAGACAGTCGAGATCTGTAGCGAGCGCTCGTCATTGACGACTGAGTCCCCTACCGCGCCAGAAGCCGACACCGGTCCAGTTTGAGAGCCTTTTTCCGGGGTAACCAGACGGCCGCCAACGAAGAAGCTCGCCATGCGCGCCCAAAAAGGACTGCGGGTGCGCAGGTCAATGCTGTAATCGGTATCTGCCATCACATGCTCATCGGTCTGGAAAGGAAGTCGTCGACAGAGCCCTGAACATCTGCGTTCGCTAGGATCCGGCCTATCGTCATTATCAGCGCTACCGCGCCGTCGATCTTGTTGTCGTCGCCCTGCTTGATCGGGCGCACGACGTCGTCGTTGCCCGGCAGACACTTGCCGATCACGTTGCCGATACACCAGGTCATTATGGGATTACCGTCATGGTGGAACCGGCCGGCAGTTACAGCCGCCTCAAGCTCTTTCATGGCGTCAGACATGTTCGTGTAGTTCTGGGTGATGGTGATCGGGTTGAAACCCTCGTCGTCGAGGTCGTGACTCAGGCCCGTTGCGCCGTGCGGGTCGATGGGGGACTCACGCAAAGGTGCAACGTGGTTCGCCTCCTTGGTGTCCTCAAGGATCTCCCGGTAGTCGATCTCGGCGCCGTCGGTTACTTCCAGATGTCCCGAGTTGATCCATGCCTGATAGCGCTCCGACATGCGCTTGTTGTCGGTGTTGTAGGCCGTGTCATATGGCACCCAGAACTTCGGGCCCACGCTGTAATAGTGAGTTTTGCCGTCGATGACTCGCCAGAACAGGCGAGCCCGCGAGTTCATGTCCAGCTTGCGGGCCAAGTCGAAGCCCGCAATCCACTCTTGGCCCTCGAATTGATCGAGCGTAAGCGTGGTGTCTTCACAGGCTTTCCAGTCTTCCATGTTGAAGAAGCCGGACTTTGCGCTGACCCAAAGATTCAGGTGTTTCGTTTTGAAGGTGTTTGCGAATCGCGCCGAGCGTATTGCCCGGGCCTGCTGACTTTCCAAGTACTCCTGGAACACCGAAACTCCGTGGTTCGGGTTGGCCTTGGCCAGCATCTTAGGGTCTGTCCAGTCGTCACCCTCGTCCAGTGTCCAGATCCAGCCGAACAACTCTTCGTCTGGGACGGTACCGGCGAGCATCTCAACTACCTGGCGGCGCTTGTCGTAGCACGGGCCCTCAATGTCAGCGCCGGCGGTAGTGATGATGAACATCAGCGGTTGCCGGCGTGCGCCCATGCCGGTAAGCATGGTGTCGTATTGGGCCGAAGTAGGATGTTCGTGATATTCGTCCACAATCGCGCAGCTGGGCGATGCACCGTCGCCAGGGTTACCAATCAGCGGCTCGAAGCGACTGAAGTCAGACGGGATGTTCATGTTCGAGGCATTTACCTCGATCCCTGCAGCCTGGACCAGCATTGGTGACTTGCTGACCATCAGCTTCGCAGGACGGAAAACCTCCCATGCCTGCTTCTCAGTCGTCGCACCTGCGTACACTTCGGCGCCGAACTCGCCATCGGCAACAAACATGCTGATGCCTACGCCACCCGCGACAACTGATTTCCCGTTCTTGCGGGGCACTTCCCAGTAGCTTTCCCGGAACCGGCGGTGGCCGCCCTTCTTCTTTACCCAACCAAACGTGACCGCCAAGCCGAACAACTGCCATGGCTCAAGGCTGATCAGTTGCCGCTTGAACGCCCATTCGCCCTTAGTGTGGGGGAGCAGCTGGATCAGCTTTAGCTTCTTCTCGGCCTTGGCCGGGTCGAATTTGAAACGGTACCCGCGCTTGCGGCTGGCGGCCAAGTCGTCGAAGTGACGCTGGATCGCCTGATGGATATAACGGCAAGCCGGTACCTTCCCACGGAGCACAGACCTACCCCACGCCATCGCCTTGTCGACGTTGGGATGCAGGGCTTTGGTCATCAGGATCTCAGCAGGTTTGCAAATTCGTTGGTTTCTTTCTCCTTGTTACCACCAATCAAGCGCGTGCGGCTGGCTGGATCAAGACCCAGCATCGACCCAAAGGTCACCATCTGCCGCATGGTTTCGTTGGCGGCGGTCAGGGCGGGGTTCTTCATTGGGCCGCCGGTTGCTCCCGTCACGATAATTCCGTGCTGCCGTATCGATTCCTGCGCAATGCGCCAGTTGTCATAGGCGCTGCAGAAGGCTTCGACGTTATGCAGATCGGTGATCGCAACGACGTTCTCGCGCAGCAGCTCGGGAACGATCATGTTCCACATGGTGGCCGCCCGTTCGCTGAACCACTCGGGCGGGTCGATCTGTGTGATCTTCGAAAACTGTGGCTCGGCGGTGTTCAGCGCCCGCTTGCCAGGGTTACCGGCCAGCTGTTTCTTGGCCGTCGGCTTGGGTTTGCGACCACGGCCGGCGACCGTGGCGGTGCCTCCCATCGCGCAACTCCTGGATTTTTAATTTCGCGGGTGTGTAAGAAAGGCTGAGGGCGCGGTCTAGAAGCCAAAGGCCCTGGACTTTTGACCCTCCCCCACCCCTGAAACGAGAATTCGTCTCATTTCAAGCATTTTTTCTGTTTTTTCGACCTTTTTTTGCATTTCAGCGCCGTGCGTTGCCGAATCCACCATCCTCAGCAGCTGTTTTGGCTGAGTGGCAAGGGCCGCATAGGCTTTGCCAGTTGGTGCGGTCCCAGAACAGGGTCATGTCACCTTTGTGAGGAATGATGTGGTCGACATCACTGGCCTCGGTAACTCGACCACGCTGGTCGCAGTGAACACACAGCGGATGCTTGACCAGCCAGCCTGCCCGAGCCTGCTGCCACTTGTAGTTGTAATGGCGTTTGGTGCTGCTCTCGCGAGGCTTGGCACGCGCTGCACTCTTGAGCAGATGCGCATGAGCATCGCAGTACCGAGGGTTGCGGGTGAGCACGTTACAACCCTGAGCATTGCACGGCTTCTGCGGTCTCAGCGGCACGGTGACCCGTCCATATATGTGAGAGGCTGCGCGTCAGGGTCTTCTGGCTCACCCTCTGCCATCGCCTGAATCAGAAGGTCGAGGCGCTCGGCTATCAGTTGCATCGCCTTGGCCTGGGCTTCCTGTGCTGCCACTACCCTTTCCAACAAAGAGGTCGCGTGCTCGCTCGTAACTAACATTCATCCACCTCTTCATTCGTTCGCGCCGCGCAGCGCATCCGGTACATGTCATGGCTATTTGCTCTTGCTGCGAAGGATCTGAGCGTCGACCTGATCAGCACAGGTGTCGAGCAGGTTCACCGCCCGATCCTTCAATGCCCAAAGGTCGCCATTGAGAGCGACGTCTTCATCACTTTCGCTGATGCGCTCACACGGAACCAGCTCAGGGGGTTCGAGCCTTAACGTTGTTGTCTTTCCCGGTGCTGGCTGGTTTGCCCCGCAGGCCGTCAGGCAAAGGCTGATCAGCCCACTTGCGAACAGCCGGGCTTTTACGCTTGAGGTCTTCAAAGTCTTTCCTCGCCTTCAGGGCTTTCTGTTCACTGGCCTTGAGCCGGTTGCTCAGGTCGGCCTGATAGGCTGCGTTCCTGGCAGCCTCCGCGCGCAGCGTGGAGATCGTGGCTTGGCTTTCTGTATTGGCCGCGATGGCGTCCTGCTTGGCCTTGGCCTCGACTCCGACAGCAGCGGTCAAGGACACAACTCGGATTTGCTGAATCGCGATCAGCAGCGCCATGACGATGCAAATGACCGCCGCGACCGCGATGGCTCGCATTGTGGCCGCCGTCTTCGACACAGCGACAACGGGGTCAAGGCTCATAGCATCTCCGTTTTGCGTCCGAGGAACTTGATGATCAGTTCACGGATCGCGGTAACGCCGATGAAACCGATCGCGCCGCCGGCACCGACCGACAAACTGGAAGGCCAGGCCATCCACTCGATCACACTGCTTGCTGACAGGCTGAGTCCGCCGCACATCAATGCTTCCAGTAGGACACGCCACTTGTTTGCTTCCTTGCCCTCATAGAGGACTCGAAGCATCGAGATGGTTGCGGCCATGATTGCCCCCTGCCAAAGTGGCGTAGAGAGGATCAGCCAGACGTGCGCCCAGAAGTCAGGTGTTTTTTCTGGCATGTTCGTCGACATCCGACAGTCCACCCTTTCGGGATCGGAAATGAATCAGCCCCGCAGCACTCCCAGCTCGGAGCGATGGGTGTGGCAGGGCTGAAAACGAAAAAGCCCCGCACGATGGCGGGGCTTTATGAGTATTTTTACAATCAGTGAGAATTTGCGATCTTTGCAATCTTAGCAAGGACTTCTTTTACTGTTTCATCCTGAATGCCGAGCTTTTCTAGTGTCTTGTCTGGATCAGCAGTCAGCGCCGAAAGGGCTTTCAGATCCGCGATCGCCACAGTGGCGGCTGGATTACCTTGCTCGTCAAAAAACTCAATCATCGTAAATCCCTATGATGTGATTATGAGAACTCATCAAAACAAACGCGCCAGGAAATGTATAGAAGCAGAAAGCAAAAAACCCAACTCTTGAGGTTGGGCTTTGCTCGCGGAAAAACCGCAAAGTAATGTGAAATCTATAGATCGGGACCGGGGCTGTCAAGGGCCCGAAAGTCAGGCGTCCACCCTGCTCATCGATACCCTAATACGCTCAACATCGAAAGATCGCCTTGATACCCGCGTCTCAAAGCATTCGACGCCAAGCCGGCTGGCTGCGCTTAAAACCTGCTTCCTCAGAACTGGTGGTGCTCGATGACCAACGATCAGCTCCGACACTGCATCAAAAGGAATTTTGAAAAGAGATATTTTGAACGGAATGGCATCAACAGTCACATCAGCTTTGTTGAGGAACGCGACTTTTCTCATTTCGCGCTCATACTCCCAATCGAGTGACTTGGTTAACAGCAAACGGGTCGATGCTTCTGGCCCTAAGCGCCCCTGATCCATAAGCAGCCGGTCCGGTGAATATATCACGTCTGAAAGCGGAAACTCCGGACTATGGAAGCCAGGATCGCCACCAAAGAAGTCGTGTTCGCGGTGAAAACCGACACAGAATCCAGAGTACGATCTGGTGTAATGTGACCACATCAACGCACTATTCCATCGCTTACTTAAAGATAGTATCCCGAGTGAAGTGTTCATTCGCTTAAGAGCGCGTTCAAGAAAGACTTCACCCAAACTGTCAGATGTTCCCAACAGGCTTTTCCGTTGCTCCTTCCACGCGCTCACAGCCTGCTTCTCCTTAACTCGGCGTATGGCGCGGCTGTCAGTAGGCAGGGGTCTAAACTCGTAAAAAACCCTTGCCCTTACCATTGCCATACCTGCCGCCTCAAGCTCTTCGGAAACTGCAGGAAGACATTCGTAAGGGTCGTTCAACGCCCCCGGAGGAGTGAATCTAACCATACCGTCCTCAAGAAAACCTAAACGGTCGGGGTCCAAATATTTGTAAACCTGGGTCATGGCAAGGTACAGACGCGCGTAGTGGGGAGCTCGCAAATATACTGGTCTTCATAAAGCAGCACCATTACTCAAGCGGCCTGCCGACGGGTTTCCAAAGCACCATCGATCCAAGCAATTCCGGCCTTCCAAAGCTGCCTGGTCTTCTCTTCGCCAAATCCGAGTTTCTTGCCTACTACCATTAATGAGGTGTCACGCGATGTGTAGTACTTGATGATCACGTTGCCCGACTCCTCGTAACGGTTACGCAAGCGGCCGACAAGCTTATCAATGAGCAACGCTTGGTCGTCGGTAATCATCGGCGTGGCGATATCGTTCTCGCGTGATGCGCAGCAGGAAACGCCTGAGCCCAGCACGACCCAGCGGCCCCAGTGCTCGAGCAGATCTTCCACGGTACGTTCAATCATATTCATGGCTCAGTCTCCTGTGAAATTCGATCCACCGGCGCCCCGGCGGTTGTTCTGTTCGTACTGCTCGTGCGCGCCGCTTTGGGCATGACGAGCACGGTTCAATTCGGCGGCCATGTTGCGCAGCTTCATATTCAGCTGCGGCACCAGGTCCTCGAGCGGCAAGGCATCGCCGGTCGCCTGGCAGACCCAGCCGGATCCGTGGCAGTTGGTGCAGTCGAGATGGTGAAACACACCCCTGATGACGCCGGTGCCACGGCAGGTACCGCACTCCATCAGCGGCTTGAGTTGCTTGCGAAAGGCAGGGCCATGGCTCTTTTTCATGCTTTTGAAACCTCGCCTATGGTTGATTCGCGGGACGGCTCGCAGCCCTTACCAGCCGTGGCTTCCAGAGGATTACCAGAATCTCCGAATCTATCCTCTGTCAACTTATGGATGAGGGTCAGCCCCTTGCTATCTAACAGTGCGTGCCAGCGTTCCAAGGCATCGCGCTTGCGGCTCATCACGTCCGACTGGATGTACACCTTCACGTTGTGGCCCATGGCGTGGTTGATCAGCAGCTCGCCGATCAGATGGTCAATACCGATGTCTGCCCAGCCGGTACGCGCCACCTTGCGCAGGTCATGGCTTGTCCACTCACCAGCGCCCAGCCGAGCGAAGACGGCGCTGGCCTGGCCCTCACTCAGTGGCTTGCCGTTGCGGGCCGGGAACAGGTACTGCCCGTCATAGCCGTTGGAGTGTTGCCATTCGCGGTAACGGATCAGGATGGCGCAGACCTGGTCAGTCAGTGGAAGGTGATGCTCGACGCCGGTCTTCGTGTGCTCGCCGGGAATGAACCACTCGCGCTCGGCCAGCGTCATGTGTGGCCACTGCGCCAACCGGCTTTCACCGATGCGCGTCCCGTGGCAGAGCATCAGCAGCGCCAGCATGGCGTCCTTGGGGTTGCTGTCGAACACATTCGCCAACTGCGCCAATAGGTCGGAAAGCTGCACGCCGCGCAGCCTCGACGGCTTGATGCCGACCCGGGCCTTCGAAAAGTCGCTGAACTTGATGTCTTTCATCGGGTTGGCCGTAATCAGGCCCAACCGATACGCCTGACGGAACGCCAGCGCCAGCAACTGGAAAACCAGCCGCACGTAATCGATCGAAAGCGTCTCTTGCAGCGGCCACATCAGCTCGGTGTCCAGGGTGGCCTTGGTGATGTCGATCAGGCGGGTGTCAGCCAGGCGCGGGCGCAGGTGGCACTTAATGGCCGAGGCGCCGGTTTTCTTGCGCTTGGCGGACAGGTTGCGGTCCTTCGACATCCGGTCGGCGTACCAATCCAGCAGCTCGCCGGTGGTTTCCCACTTCGACAGCGCCGTGCGGGCGCCCTCTTCCACTCGTAGCCTGATGCCGGGCAATGCCGCGACTACCTGCTTAGTGGTCAGGTCGGGGAACGCGCCGATGCGGCTCCACCGGCGCTTGCGGACCAGATACCAGACCGGCCGCGACCGGTCCTGGCCGAAGCGCAGGTACAGGCCTTTGTTTTCCACGTCGCGCAGATCCCGGACGGGTCCCGCTGCCTGCCGCTTGATCTCCGGATCGGTGATTTTCACCGCTGCTGTGCTGGTCATGCTGCCACCACGGTCTGAGGGAGTTTGAGATAGGCGCGGATCTGCTCCATCGCGTCGAAGTGGCCGCGGCATACGATCGCGAGATACCCCTGCTCGTTGAGCTGGCGAATCCATGCGTGCTGGCTGGCCGATACGGCAGCGTCATTCGGCGCCGTGGCCTTGAATTCCAGGTACAGGCCGAAGTACCCGCCGCGGGCCATTGGTAGCACCAGATCGGGAACACCGGCTTTCACGCCCTGCTCTTTCAGCTTGATGGCCACGAGCTTGTGCCGCTGGCCACCGTTGGGGACGTGATAGATCAGCGCAGCAACCTTCGGCAGGCGCAGAGTCAGTTCTTTCATCAGCGCGGCTTGCTCCATGCCCTCGCGGTCTACCGGTTTGGCCCGGGTGCGCTTCTTGAAAGTTTTGGATAGCGCAGCAATCACAGGCCGCCCCCGAACTGGAACTCGGCCGGCGGCACCTGGTGCGAGTAGGCGCACTGCATCAGGGAGCAGGCGCAGCGGGCCACGCCGATCAGCGCAAGCAACGTCTTCATGGATAGAACTCCGAAAGGTCGACGACTTTGAAGGTGTTGGGCCATTTGGCGATGGCGTACGCTGTCGCGATGGCTTTATCTGCGAACAGCGCTTGCGGTTGTTCGGGCTGGCTGGTCAAGTCCAGTTCGTAGGAGCCGCTGTAGACGGCGAAGCGATGGGCCTGCGGCTCCGGCAGCGCCAGCATTGGGTTTTGAGTGCTCATGAGAACTGGCCCTTTCTCGCGTAGCGGTCAGCAAGGCTGGTCACCTTCTCCGCCTTCGGCTGCTCAACCCAGCCACCAGCCAGCTGTTCAAAGCGGCTGTACTGCCCGAGGAAAGCGGTGCGGACTGTGCCGGTTTCAATATCCCGGCCCTTGCCGATGATGATTTCCGCAATACCCTTGGCTTCGGTGTTTTCGTTGTAAACCTCATCCCGGTACACGAAGAGGATGATGTCTGCGTCTTGCTCGATAGCCCCAGATTCGCGCAGGTCCGAGTTGATCGGACGCTTATTCGGGCGCTCTTCGCATTTACGGGAGAGCTGGCTCAGCAGAACAACCGGCACCTGAAGCTCACGCGCCATATTCTTCGCGCTGCGGGTCATGTAGCTGATTTCCTGCTCCCGAATCGCGCCGGTCAGGTCAGAATCCAAAAGTTGCAGATAGTCGATGGCGATCAGGTCAAGGCCATAACGGCGCTTGTGCCGGCGGGCCGCTGAGCGGATGCGATTGATCGTCATGCCAGGTCGGTCGGATATGAATAGGTTCGCGCTCTTGAGCTTGCCGGCGGCAGACATCAGGTTTGCGCCGTAGTCATGCGGCGCCGTACCGTTCTTGATCATCTGCAACGGGACGCGGCCTTCGGAGGCCATGAATCGGTCCATCAGCTGGGTTTGGCTCATCTCCAGGCTGAACACCATCACGCTTTTGTTTTGCCGGATGGCAGCATCTGAAACGATGTTCATGGCCAGCGTGGTTTTACCCATGGCCGGACGCCCCGCAATGATCAGGAGCTGCTCAGGCTTGAGCCCCTGCAGCTTTGCGTCCAGATCGTCGATCCCGGTCGACACCCCATCAATGCCTTCGCCACGATCCGCACGGGCCTGAAGCACTTCGATGTAGTCGTCGAGGATGTCCTCGGCCTTGATCACCTCAGCGGTCGCCGATTCGCTCTCGAGCGCAAGCGCTTCGGACTGCGCATACGCGATCTTGTCCGCAGTTGGCTGATCACCGAATGCAATATCGTTGATTCGTGCGCCCAGGCTGATCAGTGCGCGGTCGAGGCTCCGCTCACGAACCGTCTCAGCGTATGCCCGAGCATTCGCCACGCTGGGCGTATTCCGAACGATCTCCGCGGCGTAGGCCAACGCGCTTCCGCCTTCGCTGAAGTCGCCTACCCGGGCGCCTACAGTGAGCGCATCAACAGGCTTGCTGTCCGAGTGCAGCGCCATGATGGCTCGGAATATCTCAGAGTGGTCCGCAAGGTAGAAATCTTCGGCTGAAAGATCGGCGGATAGCACGTCGATGAGTTCAGGCCGGAGCATCATCGCGCCAAGTACGCTCTGCTCGGATTCGATGCTGTAGGGATCACGCACGGTAGTTGCCCTCGACGACTTTCACGAAGTTGGATGGCAGTACCAGCCAATCGAAGTTGCAGCGAAACGGTTTGTCCTTGCCAGTGACGGCGCCCATCAAGAACGGACTTGCCCGGACCAGATCGAAGAAATCAGACCAGAAGCCCATGTCTTGGTGAACAGGGCTCTGGTTCCAGCGAGCAGTGATCTTGGCAATGCGGTCTGGAGTGAGCATCACGACACGAGGGAACTCAGGAAGCTTCTCGTTGAACAAGTCGACGATCGCTTGAGGAGAGCATTTCGGTTTTGCCTGAGCTTCCGATTTCGAGCCTTCGCCAAGAGGTGATGGTTCACTTGATGGTTCTATTACGGTTCTGGGTGCGGCTGCTGCGGGGGTTTCTGTCGTCAGCTGCGGGGGTGGTGGTGCGTCTGGTGCGGGGTGCATCTCCTGCGGGGGTGCATAAGATGCAGGGGTTAAGGTGTAAACCGTAGAACGACCCATGCGCTCACGAATCTCCAGCAAACCAACCTGCGTAAGCCATTTGATCGCGGTCTGTACGGTACGCTCGCCAAGGCAGGTTCGCTGCGCGATACGAGCCACGGATGGCCAGCACACGCCCTCATCGTTGGCATTATCTGCCAGAGAGATCAGCACAGCCTTTTGCGGCCCGCTCATGCCTTGCAACGGCCAGCAGGCGCTCATGATGATGGTGCTCAATTACTTTGCTCCAGCTGATACGCGGCCCAAACACTCGCGATCCACTGCACGCCTTTGGCGGTGAACCGCGCTTGAGCGAATGCGTGTCCGTTGGTTTCACTGGTGCCGGTTTTGAGTTCGAAACGTTTCGCGGCCTGGTGCTGGCTGCATGGGGTGAGGACGCCACCGAGGTAGTACATGACGCCCTTGTCCAGCAGCATCTGGCGGAACTGGCGCTCTTTGGCGTTCAACAGCTTCGCGACCTGGCGGAAGCTCATTGATCCCGCTGCCTCGACGTACTGATCGACGAACGCCACCTTTGGAGCCGCAATGCGCAACTCTTGCGCTGCCGCCTGCTGGAGTTCGAATTGCTCCGCCCACGCCCGGGCGGCTGCTGCAGGATTCGAGAAGTCTGGAAGCGATGGCATGTTCTGCGATTCGAGTTCGGCCCACCGGTCAACAAGAGCGGCGGTAAACTCGGGGGAAAGCTGAGCGACGATCACGAAGCTGTCGCGCTTGCAGATCTGGTACTCAGTGGCTGAGCGTCCCAATCCATCGAGGTATTCCACCGCTGGTGGAACACTCACGGTGCGGCGCTCGGCAAGACGTTCGATTGTTCGTTTTACGCTGTCGTGGCGCGAACCGACCAGGTCGGCTATCTCGCGAGAAGACATAACCTGACGCGACATATTGCGTACCCCTGCCAAAACTGACGAATCAGGCGGGCTCTTGCTCTGGGTGGTCGTGGTGTGCATAATCGGACCTCACAAGTGTTGTTGAAGAAGCCGGTCTAGCCACCGGCTTTTTTATTGCCTGCGATTTATGCAGCCCTGACGGATGCCTCAATCGAATCGATCTCGCGCCGGATGTGCGCGATCTCTTTGCTGATCGACGCCTTCTCAATCTGGGTAACGTGGCCGTCTTCCAGCGCGTTGTGGACAGCCAACGTCAGGTCAGCGAATTCCTTTCCCACGAAAGCCAGCGCCGCCGGCAGAGCCTTCACTTCCGCCACTTCCTGCTTCACCAGCGAATAGCCGAACTCGTCCAGCAGGGATGCCAGCACGATCGCGCGCGACTCTTCTGAAAGGTGGGTAAGAACCTGGCCGAACATTTCCAGATTCATGCGGTGCGCTTCACGGTTTGGGTTGGCGCAGTCCAGCAAGCGTGTTTCGTTTACGCCCATACGTTTTGCCAGTGCGCTACCACCGTCGGCCTTCACTTCCCGGTGCAGCGTTCTCTCGAAATGTTCCATTGCGAAAACCTCATCGTTTCTCGCGTGGCGGTGTGCCACCACGCATTGCAAAATGTTTCTCAAGGATCAGAACGACACGGATGTCGACTTAGGCCACCATTTCGGCCCATGGAAAAGCGGGACAGAGGGCTTCTTTCTTGAACACCCCTCCAGTCAAATCTTCAGCCCGCTTGGCAATGACAGGAGACATGCCGTGCTTACCCCGGACCCAGCCAGAAACCGTGCTTTGATCGACCTTCAGCTTTTCAGCGGTGACCTCCTGCGTCCCGAAGTGGGCAACGAGGTCCTTAAAGATGGTGTTCATGCTGCCCCTCCGTATGTGAATACCCATATCGTAGAGCATAGGTATACCTCTTTGCAACGATATGGGAGCACCAGTAATAATCGAGGGATGGAATATAAAGAACGCATCAAAGCAGCTCGACGCCATGCGGGGCTGACGCAGGCGCAATTAGCGAAACTGGTCGGGATTGACCAGGCGTCGATTTCCGACCTGGAAAGAGGCCGATCACAGCGCTCCTCTTACAACGCGTCCATTGCAAAAGCCTGTGGGGTCTCTGCGATTTGGATCGAGAGCGGTGCAGGTCAAATGATTCAGGAAGCGCCTGAGCAATCAAACGTTAAGTCAGTCGTCCAGCCAGAAATGCTTTACCGGTATCCCGTAATCAGTTGGGTGTCGGCCGGCTCGTGGGAAGAGGCAGTTCAACCTTACCCTGACGGCTTCTCAGACCGGTATGAGCTTTCGGATTACGATTCCAAAGGTCCGGCGTTTTGGCTTGAGGTCAAAGGTGACTCCATGACAGCTGCGTCGGGCACAAGCGTTCCCGAAGGGATGATGATCTTGGTCGATACCGAGGCCGACGTGAAGCCTGGGAAGCTGGTTATAGCCAAGCTTCCGGCCAGCAATGAGGCGACTTTTAAAAAATTGGTCGAGGATGGCGGGATCCGCTATCTCAAGCCTCTGAATCCAGATTACAAGATGGTCGAGTGCGACGAGAACTGCCGAATCATAGGCGTGGCTGTTCGGATGACAGGTAAGCTTTAAGCTCAGATCGCTCGATCTCCAATGCAAAGAAACCCGCTCGCTGGCGGGTTTTTTTGTGCTTGTAAGAAAGGGATATGTACGAAAAGTTTACATATTTTCGGATGTCACGAGCCGGACCGTTGCCGTTTTCCCACGGATCAAATACTGTATATTCATACAGTAATACCAAGGAGGATGACATGACCCAGCACGCAAACAGTATTACCTTCGCACCTAATTCATACGAACAAGTAGGCCGCCGGATTCAGCGAATAGTTTCAGATCCCAAGGTTCAGAAGCATCAAGCGGTGAGCATTACCAGACGCGAGGACGAATCGCCGGAGGCATGGGAGCGAGTCCTGCAGGAGCTGGATGAGACAGACGGAATTACGGTTGAGCGGATCGATCAACAGAGCGTGCGGATCGGCTGGAAAAGGTATATCGATGCATGAAAGAAGCCCGCTTTAAGCGGGCTTTTTATCGCCTCCCATATTTTTTATGGGATTACCCATTGACAGCAAATATGTGCAGACCTATATTTTCCCCATGCCGGCACATAACCGGCCAGCAGCGAAAGCCGCGCCGCTCTTTAAAAACCAGCGCAACAAATCAACAGACCGCAGTGCCTCTACCGGCGACCGGTGATCAGACAGGCGAACGAGGAAAGCCTGCCAACGACAGGGAAAACCCTGGACGGCTGATCAAGGGCGAAATGCCCGAACCGCGTGAATGACCCGGCAAGCGATGCGCCCCGCCACTCCGGCGGTAATGGAAAAGATTTGAAGAATTAGCGCGCCCGATAGCTTCGGCTGGGTGCGCCGGACCTCATGCACCCTGCCCCACTCAGTCGGGCACATCGCGCTGCAGCGTGCATGTTGTACGGACCTGTGATCCGCCACCTACAGATGCTGATTGAGATGACGAGGAGGAAGCGCAACGCCCAAACCAACGATGACTCAGAGCCTGCAATCAGCAGCGGTCAAAGGGCGGCGCCAGTGCCGAGGACTGGATGACAGCCGGGAAGAGACCGGCACCTGATTTCACTGGCTGGCCTTGGCGACAGGGCCAGACGGGAAATCAACCAACCTGAGGAACACCCATGAAATCGAAAGCGTTACTGCTGGCCGTGCTGCTGAGTGTTTCAGCTGTCGCCAGCGCGGCACCGCCAACCCTGCGTTTCTGCACCGGCGGCGAAGGCGGCTTCTACGAAAGCCTCGGCACCAGCATCGGCAACACGATCGCCAAGCAAGACGGCGGTGAGGTGAAGGTTATCAACACCGGCGGATCGGTAGAGAACGCCGAGAAGCTGAAGGATGGCGCGTGCGACATCGCAGTCATCCAGAACGACGCGGTGATCAGCCTGCCGATGCCCGCCGACCTCAAGGTCAGCGACGCGCACACCGAGGTGATCTACTGGCTGCACGGCAAGGCCGGTGTCGATGACTTCGGCAAGATGGAAAAGGACAGCGTGGCGGCCAAGTATGCATTCGCCGCGGTGTCCGGTTCTGGCGCCTTAGTCACGGTTCGCAACTGGATCAAGACCGACAAGGACTACGAAGGTGCGCGCATCGTCGAGTTTGACGACTGGTACAGCGCTGCCGAGGCGGTCGCCCAGGGCTACGTCACGAAGGCCGGCGTTCGAATAGAGGTCGCGGGCATGCTGTACATCGGTCGGTCCGGCAAGATCCCCAGCGACATCACGGCCGACTTCAGCAAGCAGATCCTGATCGGCGAGGTGAACGACAACTCGTTCGAAGACGCCAAGGACGCCAACAACAACCCGCTGTACACGCACTGCGCCGTCGACAAGGAAGGCCAAAGCGGTCTTGAAACCTCGACCATGGGCAAGCCTGACACCTACTGCCTGCGCGCTCAGATCGTCTTCAACAACGACTATCTGAAGAGCATGCAGCCAGACGAGGCCAAGAAGGTCCGGCGAGCGGTGGACAAGGGCATCAACAGCGTTGTGAAGGTGGTGCGGTGATAAGCCGCTTCCTCGCGGTGCTGCTGGTCGGGTTCGCCCTACTGGTCGCCGCAAGCGCAATCCACATCATTTCAATCGCCTACCTGATCGGCGTTCTGTCCGGTCTTCTTCTGGGCATGATGATGTGGTTCCGGTTCAGCCGGTAGGCATCACTTCTGCCCATTCACCGAGTGGGCAGCGGGATGGCGAAGACCTACGGAAATGGGCGAACTACACGTATGAACCCCATATAAAAGTAATGGTGACGTGGGAGTCCGGTGCAAGCCCGGGCCCGATGACCTGGAACGTTTGATCGCTGACCAGGCCGCATTGGAGTGTGATCTGAATGCGCAGGCTGATGCGCGGATAAGCGAAGCGGCTAAGCCCTTGCCTCAGTAGTGAATTTTTCAATGCCGGGATCAGCTCCGGCCAGATCGCACCCCAATGCGCCCAGCTGTAAGGCAGAACCTTACAACTCGCAGAACCGCGCGGATGAGCACACACCAGCCCTGGCTGGCCCCCTGCGCCCAACCATCAAGGATTGCTTGACGGTTCACTCTCACACGGAGGATTTGCAGAGATGTAGCACACCAGTGAGCCCGGACTACCGAACCACGCGGCTCCGGGATAACGGCCAACGTACGGAGGCGTAGTTGAGCCAGTAACACGACAAAAGCCCGGGCACGACCGGGCTTTTTTCTTCCTGCGTTTAGCCGCGAGCACTTGCATCGAGTGCTGGCGAGTACACGCAACCATCTGAGGGAAAGGACATGCACCCACAACTGCAGGAGCGCCTGGATGGCTTGAACGCTATCCGCGCTCGCACTCATCTTGCCACCGCGGAGTTCTACGCCATGATCGGAAAGGAACAGCCACCGCAGCCCGTGCGCTTTCAGGTCGTCGCCAAGGGCAAGCACGCCTTCCACATCGTGGATCGCACCACCGACAAGGTCCATGGCTTCCGTTTCGACCACGGGCGCGCCGTCGCGTACGCCCAGGTGCTGGAAGACCGCGCGGCCGGTGTCGACGTCACCCTGACGACCGAGGCCGGGAAATGAACTTCGTCCCGCAGCCCGATCCGCGCAAACAGATCATGGCCGACCTCGAGGCAGGCATCACCCACTACCTCGCCACCGGCAAGCGCATCCAAGACGTTGCACAAGGCGCCAGCGGCCTAAGCCCGGTGTTCCGCAACAAGAAAAAGAAGGCCAGCGCCAGCAATGCGTCGACCGATTAACCGCGTGCACCAGCGGCGCCGCCAACCTCAATACCACCCCCCACCCAGCGGGCTGAAGCCCACCCCGGAGCACCCACAATGCCCATCCCAACAGACACCGCGGAGTTCCTCAACGAACTCAACGGCGGCGCTTTCGCCAGCCAGATCGGTCACGCCCTTTCCGAAGTCGCCTCTGGCGTCGTAGACAACGGCAAGGCCGGCAAGCTGGTGATCACCCTGGACTTCACCCAGATCGGGGAAACCCACCAGGTGAAGATCAAGCACAAGCTGGACTACAAGGTGCCGACCAAGCGCGGCACGCGCAGCGAGAACACCAGCCTCGACACGCCAATGCACGTCGGCTCTGGCGGGAAGATCACGCTGTTCCAGGAGAAGCACGACCAGTTGTTTACCCGCGACGAAGCGCCAATCAAACCGCGCGACTGACCGCCCCGCTGTATCCCCTCCCTCACGAAGAGAACTGACGAATGTCACTGACCAAAGAAGCGATTCAACTCATCACCGACACCGCGCTGGAAGCCACCGGCAAGTCGCTGGCGACCTTCACGCCAACCGCCGTGCTGCCGGCAGGCACAAAAGTGCTAGATCTGGAGCAATTCCAGGAAGGCCGCAGCCGTTTCCGCGGCACCTACTCCACCCATGCCTTGGCCGACTTCGGCGCGTATGTCGCCGAACGTGCTGACGATGGCGCCCGGGGCTTCATCAACCAGGACGAAATGAGCTGCACCCTGCTGTTCAACTTGGGTACCACCGATTCGCCAGGCCACGCCGACGACCGAGCTGTGCTGAAGCTCAAGGCAACCGCCGGCTACACCGCTGCCCAGGCCATAGCCGGCCGCGGCATTGCGCAGAAGGATCTCAGCGACTGGATAGAAGACTGGCACCAGTACCTGACGCCAGTGGATGATGACGGCAAAGCAATCCCAGTGGCCAAGGCCATTGCCGCCGTGCGGACCATCACCGTCAAGGCGACCAGTGAGTCGGAAACCACCGTTGGCGACACCAGCGCCAGCCGTAGCGCGATGGATCAGATCGAAGCGCGCAGCAAAGAAACGCTGCCGGCGGCTCTGCAATTCCACATTGTTCCGTTCGAAGGTCTGACTGAGCAGCTGATCACGTTGCGTATTTCGGTGATCACCAGCGGTTCGGTACCAGTGCTGAAACTGCGCTGGGTCGGCGAAGAGGTGCAGCGCGAGGTGATTGCTCAGGAATTTAAGGCGGTCTTGGAGCGACAGATTGGCGACACAGCCAAGCTTTCTCTAGGATGTTTTTTATCGTGAATGATTGGGCCGCTTCATTGCCCGAAGCGGCCCCACACTCAAATCTCTGGCTACAGTTCTGCTTCCATAAATGACAAACAGCTTTCGAAAAACCCCCTCACAAACATCAGGTTTTTCCTTCTGCTTGCCTCTGACCAGGCATTCAGCTCGAGAGCATCCTGATCGCTACCAAAGTAAATAATTTGAGCAGAGCTTTCCGCGAGTGAAGACCATATATGTTGGTCTTCGGGAACTACACGAACCCCAACCAAAATTATTCTTGATGCACGCCTGCATGCACCCTTGAACATCAGCTGTTGTTGTTTTACAAATTCAGGGCAAACCGAGACACGCTTCCCTTTAGCATACATCGAGATAGCCGGAGAAAATGAATCATCGTCTACGCAGCGTTGAATAGAGCTGAGTCTGTCGAGCGGTTTTACAGGAGCTGATAGGGCTATGCCATTAGGCCCATACATTCTTATATTCCTGAAGTTCTTATACGGTATGTCGGGCCAAAAGTTCAACGACCCGTGAGGCTTCACTATCCGGAGGTATCCATAATTTCGCTCAAGCCCATACTGCACGCCTAGGCCAACTTGCATCGCCGCCTCTTCTAGCATCATGTCATAGTTAAGACTGCTCACCACAACATTTCGGCGCCCAAACTTTCGCAAAAAGCGTATGTAAAAACTGTCGGCCGTGGGAGTGAAGGATGCCAAATATAAGGATAGCTCTCTGTGAAATTCCTGCAGATCCACAGACATTCTTTCATTTAACAAAGCCATGCCTTCTTCAAAATCCCGCTTGAATACCATCGCTATTTCTTCTGGGATTGTGGAGGTAAACCCTCCCTGAGCCGCAAGTTTCGGAAATAGTCCTATCCCCAATGGGGGTGTCTCAAGGGTCCGGTCGGGCTCGCTTCCGTAACTCGCACCAGCACCGAATAGCATCAAGATTGCCAAATTTCCTCCTTGTCCCGGCGCCATGCCGGTCACCACGTATAGCCCACCACCAACCTATTCGCCACCGAACTTTCGGAGGCTTTCGCATGGAGCATTGCCATGGAGAACAATCCAACCCAGGCGCAGATCGAACTGTTGTGGCACACCCTCGGTCTGCGGCCCGATTGCCGCGATAGCCGTCACGTGTATCGGAACCGGTTCCTCGCAGGCCCTGGGCACAGCGACGTACCCGATCTTGATTCTTTGGTCAGCCTTGGGCTTATGGGGCGGCGCAAGCCTCCGGCGTTCTGCGACCAAAGCGAATTCCTCTACTACGCCACCGAAGTGGGAGAAAAGTTCGCTATCGATCAAATGCCCCCGGCACCACCCCCACCCAAGCGCACGAACTTTGATGCCTACCTTGATGAGAGCGAATGCTATGACAGCTTCTCGCACTTTCTCGGCATTAATCGGCCAATGTTCCAGCAACGTGGGGAATGGGGTGAGCGCGAGTTCCGGATGGTCCGATACCCGCGAGGCAGCGTTTACTACGTGACCTGGCGGCATTACAGCCTCACAAACTGGTCGCCATACGCAACGCTCGAAGTCGCTGGTGACTGGGCGCCGACTCAGAAAGCCGCCAAGGGCAGCTACAAAGAAGCGCTCAAGCAGCACCGTATCGAAGCGCGCTCCAAGCGCCGGGCGGAACAAAGCGCCGCGGCCTGATCACACCAGCGCATCAGCCGCCACCTCAATCTCACTGATGGCCATCGGCACATGCTCGGCGTCGTAAGCCCTGTATTGCAGGAGCTCGTCAGCTGCTGCCTCTGTCAGTTCTTCCAGACTCAATCCTTGCTTGCGCGCGACGTTGAGCACCGCTTTCAGCGCCAACGTCAATGCCATAACCCTGTCTTCGCTCATGACCTTCTCCCTTCCTGTGGAGAGGTAAGCGTAGGCCATTCCCGACTTTGAATCACGCCACTGGCGAGGATCAGCATGACTACAGCTATCGATTTGTTCGCCGGACTCGGCGGATGGTCTACCGGTGCCCGCGCGGCGGGTGTCGAAGTACTCTGGGCGGCCAACCACTGGCCTGTCGCGGTCGAGTGGCATAGCGCCAATCACCCTGACACCCAGCACATCTGCCAAGACCTACACCAGGCGGACTGGACCAAGGTTCCGAGCCACGACATCTTGCTGGCTTCGCCCTGCTGCCAAGGCCACTCCAAGGCGCGAGGCAAGTCATCCGGCAATCCGCAGCACGACTCAAGCCGATCCACGGCCTGGGCAGTTGTCTCGGCGTTGGAGTTTCACCGGCCCGAAGCGGCCATTGTCGAGAACGTTCCTGAGTTCGTGGACTGGGCGCTGTATCCCGCGTGGCTGTCGGCCATGCGCTCGCTGGGATATCAGGTCGCGCCGCATATCGTTGATTGCGCAGACCTGGGTGTACCTCAGAACCGGGTCCGCATGTTCCTCGTCTGCACCCGAAGCGCGGCGCCCCTCATGCTGGACCTCCGGCCGGAGCGTCATACCGCGGCGAATTCTTTCATCGATTTGGAAGCGGGCCGCTGGGCTGATATCGAACGTCCAGGGCGAGCCGCCGCAACGCTGGAACGGGTGAAGGCAGGTCGCGCGGCATACGGAGACCAGTTCTTGTTCAGCTACTACGGCAACACCCGCAGCGGCCGCGCCCTCACCCGCCCGATCGGAACCATCACGACGCGGGATCGCTGGGCAATCGTAAACGGCGACAAGATGCGGATGCTCACGGCCAACGAGAACCTGCTGGCAATGTCTTTCCCCGCCCACACCAAGCGCCCGGACAGCCACCGTCTGACTGTGCACATGGCCGGCAACGCTGTTCCTCCGCTCGCCGGCCAGCGCGTAATCGAAGCGCTGATGGCCGCCGCCTGACCAACCCTAAAGTAACCTCCAGAGGTTACATCTCAAAAAGTAACCCAAATGGGTTACAGGGAATCAATCCATGCGCATATATCTCAGCGGGCCAATGACGGGCCTACCCGATTACAACTACCCCGCGTTCAACGCTGAAGCCGACCGGCTACGCGCGCTGGGCTACGTCGTCGAGAACCCGGCAGAGAATCCCCTGTCCGCCGACGCGCCCTGGCACCTGTGCATGCGCGACGCCATCCGACAGATGCTCACATGTGATGCTGTGGCATTCCTGCCGGGCTGGCGTCAGTCGCGCGGCGCCAACGTCGAAATCGAACTCGCTGGACATCTCGGCATGGAAGTCATTCAAGCGAGCGGCATTGTTTCGCCGCGGGAGGGGTTATGAGTCAGAATTTCCAGCGCGAAGATCGCTACATCGTCATCAAGCGCAAGGACTTGGACACCGTGTTCAGATCCGACGTGAGAGAGCAATTTTACACAGCACTCCATCGCCTAAATTGCCATGACGTACTGATACCACAACGCAAGTTTCTGGTTATCGAAAGCGACTGGCCAGAATATGAAATCGTCTGGCAGATGATTGAAGCCCGGATGAGGGGTAGAAACTCGCAAAGCCAACAATATGTGTTGCGCGCGATGGCGCTGAATTACCGCAACGGGCACTCGTGGGACCATCTCGACGGCGAGGCCGCGACGAAGGCTGCCGATGAAATCACCCGCCTGCAGGCCGAGAACGCCGCACTGCAGCTGCGCCTGACCATCACCGATCAGCGGGTTGATGATCTGCAGCACCAGCAGTCGCAGAGCCTGGAGGTCAATCCTCATTCGCTTCGTGTGGTTCTCACCGCCTTGGTCGGGGCTCCACACGAAATTCGAGAATTGCAGGCCTGCCGCGGGTTACCTGACAACCCGATTGATCAGTTGCTGCGCGAGTACAACGCCTGGATCGAAACGCCGACACCAGCCACCCCGCAGTAACCCCGCCGCCTGTTCGGCCCCACCCTATCCCTATTGCCTGCTGCGTATGCGGCGAGGAGATCATGTGTCCGCAATAAAAGAACGCCCGATCCTGTTCTCGGCGCCGATGGTGCGCGCCATTCTCGAAGGCCGGAAGACAGTCACCCGCCGTGTGGTCAAGGTCCAACCGTTCGACCTGAGCTGGTCGCGGCACGATCACCGGTTCGAGTACACCGCCGGCCGGCTGGAGAATGGCGATGAGATCGACGGTTTCTATGCCTACACCACGCGCAGTGGCGGCGAGTGGTCTGCCAGGTGCCCCTACGGACAACCAGGCGACCGGCTGTGGGTGCGAGAGACGTTCACAGACCTGCGCGGAACTGGCATCGAGCACCGGCCAGATCCCGAAGGGCCCTTGCAGCGATACGCATATGCCGCCGATTGCCGTCCGGGGTCTTATGCTGACGAAGCGCGCAAAGATTACGGCATCAAGTGGAAGCCCAGCATCCATATGCCACGCGCGGCGTGCCGGATCCTGCTGGAGATCACCGCAGTCCGCGTCGAGCACCTGCAGGCAGGAGAAGGCGAGACGGCGTCCGAAAGTCGCTACGCCGCTGAAGGCATTCACCGCATCCACCACGGTGACGGTGATTATTATTTCCACCCCTTCAAAGACGAGCCCGGCCCTGGCAACTGGGGCGATCCTTTCGATGCCTGGCGGGAGCTGTGGGTATCGATCAATGGCGCCGAGTCTTGGAACGCCAACCCATGGGTCTGGGTCGTCGAGTTCAAGCGGGTGACGCCATGAGCCTTGATCGCAACCAACGCCGGCTGCTCGCCAAAGCGAGCAGCAAGCAGCCGCGCACCCTCCGCCAGGTGCCGAAGGATCAGTGGCCGGAAATCAGAGCATCCAACCTCGCGGAGGTCTGGCGTTCGAGCGGCTTCCTCGTCCAGGTCTACAGCGAAGCTGGCGACTATCAGCGCATGAGCGTTTGCCGTGCACTCCACAACGGTGACAGCTGGGTCGACCAGATCACTTGGGAAGAACTGATGCAGCTGAAGCGCGAGCTTGGGCGCGGGGATCGTGATGCGCTGGAGGTTTTCCCAGCAGACGCCGACATTGTGAACGTGGCCAACATGCGGCACCTGTTTTTTCCGCCTGAGCCGGTGGCGTTCAAGTGGAGGGCGCGACCATGACCTACCTCGTCTACTTCCCGCCCCAGTACGGCAACCCGGAGCGCTGGGCTGAATGCACTGTCGATGACTTCGGCGTGTGGCGCTGCAATGGGATGTATATGCCTGCGCCAGCGAGTGATCTGATCAAGGAGGCGGTATGAGTAATGAAACCAAATATGGATCGGATGATTTACTGATCATCAATTCAAAGGTGATCGATGAGAGGATGATGAACGCGCCGGGGTCAGTGAGACAGTCCATGCGTGAGTTTCAAGAGAACCTTATCAAGTCCATCCGATCGAGTCGCCCGGAGTACGGGATGCCAGGCCAAACAGATTACAGTCGTTCATTCGCCAATAAGCGTGCAGGCAACGAAGGACATTCCAAGCCCGGTGAGTACGGGGTAGTTGTAGATCAATCCCACCGTCAACACCGGCAACCCGATAAGAAATAGCGGGTCGCGAAGAAAACTAAAGGCTCTCAATTACGCTGCTCCCGAGCGGTGATCACGCAGCATAGCACCAGCCATTCGCCAGTTCGAAAACCTTCCCCATCTATCCACATGCCTGCCGGTGTACGGCGAGCGGTCAAGCGATGCTGAGCAGTTTTGCGGGGGGTTTTTCATCTGCTTTGAGATACAGGTAGTCGCGCCAACTTCGGAAGGCGCGCTGCTGTCGATCAAAGGCTTCCTGCCACTCCAGACTGCCGACCTGGTCCACGCCCAGGGCCATCATTTGCTCGGTTGCGTCGTCTAGTTCTTTGACGAGGTCGAGCGCGTTGGGTGCATCACAAACTTTCGGTCGCATAAATTCCATTTCCTTTGGCTATCCCATTGAGTAGCCAACCTCTTGATAGTGCTCGGGTTCCGACGAGCGGTTACATAATCTACAACTATACCCCGTATTCGACTGCGGGCAGGAAACGCCTATGTCTCAGCGATTTATCTCTCTCAAAAAAACACCACAAACTGACCCCGCACCGAGGTAGCCCACATGAAGCGCGAACTGATCAAGATCAGCGAATTCCGCCGCCGGCGCTGGGGAGAAAACGGTACACCGCCCTGCTCCCAGGCGATCCGCAACTACATCCGTGACGGCAAGCTTCCGGGCGAGCAGATCGGGAAACTCTGGTATATCGATTGGGCGGCCTTTAACAAGTCCGCCGGCAACGAGCTCGTAGCGATGGTATTGAAAGGAGCTGCATGATGGTCCCAAGGCCGCGCAATAAGTCGAACAGAGGCTTGCCGCCGAACCTCTACCTGGATGATCGGCGCGGGACTTACCGGTACCGCAGGCCGACTGACGGCAAATGGTTTCCGTTCGGAGCCGATCGGGTCAAGGCGGTAGACGCGGCCAAGCAATTGAACCTCGCCTTCATGCAGGGGGCCGACCTGGTCGGCTCAGTGATGGGCGAATCTGCTGAACTGTTTACCGCTTTCCTGACACAGTACGAAGAAAAGGTGCTGCCTCCCCGTGAGCTTTCAGCGGGAACGCTAGGCCTATACGCCGTCCACTTCCGTCGCTTCCGCAAGGCGTTTGAGGGAAAAGCGATAGACCAGATCACGATTCGTATGATCGCCGAGATGCTGGATTCCGTTACGCCGCGCACCGCGAACCAGTGTCGCGCGCTGCTGATCGATATTTTCAACCACGCTGCTGCGAAGGGACTATGCCCCGACAACCCAGCAATGAGCACGATCAGCCGGATCGAAAAGAAGGCCCGCAAGCGCCACACCGTCGAAGGCCTGAAAGCCATCCGGGAGAAATCGCCCGCTTGGCTGCAGAACGCAATCGATCTGGCGCTGATCACCGCACAGCGGCGCACCGACATTCTGTCCATGAAGTTCGAAGACGTGAAGGACGGATACCTCTACGTGGTCCAGCAGAAGACTGCCAAAGCGTCGGATATGGCATGGATCCGGTTCAGGGTCACACCAGAGCTTCAGCGGGTCATCAGCCACTGCCGTGACAATACCGTCTCGCCGTTTCTGATCCACCGGCGGCCGGAGCGAAAGAAACAGAAGCAGGCTGAAACGAAAGAGCACTGGACCAAGATTGAGGAACGGTATCTGACCAGGGCATTCAAGGAAGCGCGGGAGGCAGCGGATTGTTACAAGGGATGGAAGGAAGAGGAAATGCCGGGCTTCCATGAAGTCAGAGCGCTGTCGCTGCATCTGTACAAGAAAGCCGGAAAGGATGGGCAGAAGATCGCTGGCCACGCAAGCGAGGAGATGACCAAAAACTATCAGAAGGATCACGCGGAAGTGGTCTGGTCAGAGGCTGTACCCGACCTCGATATCAGCGAAATCGCCGGATAGTTTTGCGCCAGTTTTGCGCGGTTTTTGCGCCGTCCAGAAATGAAAAAGGGAATCAAACCTGTAAGTGGCTGATTCCCTTTACAAAATATGGTCGGGACGGAGTGATTCGAACACTCGACCCCTAGCACCCCATGCTAGTGCGCTACCGG